GAGTTCGTAGCTCACTTACCCTGTGACAACTGTGGATCGTCGGATGGAAATTCTCTCTATACCGACGGTCACACATATTGTTTCGTCTGTCATAGTCGTACAGCAGGCGATGGAGAATACCACACTAATAAAATGAATAACACTGTCCACCTAACTGGCTCAGCCGAACGGCTGCAGAAGAGGAATATATCACAGAAGACTAACCAGTTCTATAAGATATACAGGGACGGTAACGAATTAAAATTCCCTTATTACACGGTCGATGGTATACTAAAAGGGATCAAACTTAAAACCAAATCAAAAGACTTTTATTATGAAGGACTTTCCACTGACACCTTATTTGGTCAGCATTTATTCCCTACTACTGGTAAGCGTGTCGTTATTACTGAAGGTGAATTAGATGCTGCCTCCTGCTATGAAGCAATGCCAGGTTGGCCAATGGTCTCGTTACCGCACGGCGCGGCGTCAGCGAAGAAAGATATTCAGAAGCAAATTCCGTGGCTTCAAGGCTACGATGAAATCGTATTATTTTTCGACACCGACGAACCTGGCCGCAAGGCTGCGGAGGAGGCGGCGAACGTATTACCACCTGGTAAAGTTAAGATTGCTCGCCTTGTCACCTATAAAGATGCATCTGACGCGCTTCAGGCAAATGATGCAGAATCTATAAGGAAGGCTATATGGGACGCGAAACCCTATCGACCAGATGGTATTATTGATGGAAAATCATTATTAACATTAGTCACAACACCAGAAACACCATGTCAACATGAATACAAATTTAGAGGATTGCAGGAGAAACTTCACGGGATCAGGTATGGAGAACTTACGACAATTACTGCGGGCTCTGGTACAGGAAAAACATCATTCTGTCGGGAGCTTGCAGCTGGATTATGTGATTCGGGAGAGTCGGTTGGGATCTTGGAACTTGAATCAAGTAATAGGAGAACCGCCCTCGGACTCATGTCAGTCTCTGCACAAGAACCCTTACATATAGGAGAACATGAGGAATCAAAACTCAAATCTATTTTCCAGCGAACTATTGCCGATTGGAATCTCTATCTTTTTGATGGCTTTGGTTCTTTCGAACCGGATCTTATATATAATAGAATTGAATATATGGCAACCGGATTGGAGTGCCGTGTTATATTCCTAGATCATCTCTCAATCCTTCTAAGTGGGCTAGACGGCGACGAACGTCGCATGATAGATACCACCATGACTAGACTAAGATCATTAGTCGAACGCACCGGTATAGCGTTATTTCTTGTCTCTCATTTACGGAGAACGAACAGTGATACAAACCACGAAGAAGGAGCTAGGGTCACCTTGGGACAACTTAGGGGATCTGCTGCCATTGCTCAAATATCAGATCAAGTCGTCGCCCTCGAAAGAAATCAGCAGACCGACTCTGCTAGAAGTCTTACGACAGTGCGAGTCCTTAAGAATCGTTATTCTGGCGAAGTTGGCGTCGCATGCCAATTAGAATATGATTTATCCACCTGTAAATTCATCGAACATGAAGCTGAGACCACAACATTCAACCCAGCCACAGATTTTTGAGAATGGTAACTATGAACACCCGTGGTATACTCATCTCAAGAAACCTAACCCACCAACAAAGGAGGCAATAGAAAAAGCTAAATTTAAAGACAAGACGTATCAATGGAAAGGTAAGTGACCACCCTCATTTTTGACCTTGAAGCTAACGGACTATTAAAAGATGTAACACAAATCCACTGCATTGCCTATTATGACTCAGAGATTAAAGAGATACTATCGTTCAATGACGAATACCCTGGGAAAGGTATGTCGTCTCCTATTGTACGAGCGGTTCAGTACCTCGGACAAGCTGATGTTATTGTTGGCCACAATATTATTGGGTACGATCTACCAGTTATTAGAAAGTGTTTTCCCTTTTTTACCACTAATGCTACTATTATTGATACCTTGCTCCTTAGTCGCCTCTATCATCCACGACTTATGCGAGTAGATCAAGAGCGTAA